TTTAATTGTCCAACAGCAATACGCTTTGCTGCCTCTACACCATACTTAGGTGTTAACTTCTTAACTAGTGCATCAAAGCCTGTAGTAGCATTGTTATGCTTACCGATATCTTCTTCGTGCATCTCTTCCGGATTACCAAGAGTTACATCACCCTTCTTAAACATTTCAGCCGCTTGTGGGCTTTTTGCAGTTGCAACAACTTTACCTGATGCATCTTTAACTTGAACAGCTCCCGGCATTGGAGCAGTTGTGTAGTTGTTTTCATTCAATGCTTTATCTAATGAATCAAAATATTCTTTCAATCCTTTTTTCTTAGTTTTAGTCTCAGGATCAGTACCATCATCTTTTTTGTTATCAGCATGACTTTGTGATTTACCTTTAATTACTGTAGTTTTCTTTTTATCATGTTTAGGTAATTTAACATCTTTTCCAGACTTAACACCAAACGCACTGAAGTCATACTTTTTAGTTTCACCTGAATCATCAGCATCTTTCTTAGGACGACCCTTGCCCTTTTTTACAGCATCGGCTTTAACTTTATGACCTTCGTCATCTTCGTCATCTTTACGACCGTAACCACCTGGCTCAGCAGTATGCTTTAAGCCAGTTTTAGTTTTTTCTTTTGCTTCGTTCAACTGGTCTAGTTGTGATAATAAACTTTTGAAATCCATTTTATGTTCCTTTTATTTTGATACGCTAGCGCCAGTTGCTGGCTTTGGTGGGCGTTTGATTGTACTCATTGGACTCTTATCGCCCATTTTTTCATCATCCAAATATGGTTTGAATGGATCAAACGCATCAGGAGTCTTTTGTCCTGCATAAGGGATATCAATAGTTGAACCCTTCATTTGGTCTTTGATGCTAGTTAGATAACTATCACCATATGCTTTATTTGCTTCTTTAGCACCAGGTTGCTCACCCATTTCTTCATGTGTAAGTAGTGGGCTATCTTTCATTTCATTAGCATAGCCTTCAGCTTCATTGTTAATGCTATCGTCATATTGAGTGCTGATAACACGAACCATGTTAACGTTATAGCCCAATAATTGAGCAATTTGCTGAATCATAGGTTCAGTAGCTGGGTATCTGAAGTCTGCTTTAATAATAGTTACAGATTGATTTGCTAAATTAGGAAATCCGTATGGATCTTTTTGTATAGGTGTTTTCACTGGATCGCTGATTCTGATCGGGTCAAACTTGTTTAGATTGTATTTAAACATATCTATAAAGTTTTTATCCACATCACCAGCAATCTTTATAGTATAGTTGTAACTTTTAAGACTTTCGGTTATGTATTGTTTTAGACTACGCATAGGTATCCTTTTTCTTATATATATTTATCTATTTATGATTTTTATTTGCATTTCGTAAAATGCAGGGGGAGTTATTGTACGCCGCTAGCCGCACCGGCAGCGTATGTAGTTTGCGCTAATGGACCAGTAGTAGTTGCAATTGCGGTGTCATTTGAATATGTTATTCTACTTACAATAGAAGTTATAGGGTTACCTCCAGTAAACCAACCATAAGTACTATCTCCGACAGCTTGCATTGAATTACGACCCACAGACAATTGACCTCTTATACTTGCGGTTGCGGTATCATTTGCGTAAGTTATCCTTTGAACCGTAGAACCTCCTGGATTGCCACCTGCAACCCAGCCATATGTTGTCCCGTCACTAGATCCAGCTATATTATATGTTGCCGCGTTTAATGGTCCACGAACACTTGCTGTTGCTGTATCATTTGCATAGTCTATTCTATCTACTAAGGTAGTGAAGCCAGCGGCACACCAACCATAATCTTCAGTGCCCACTGATGCAAGACCATACCTAGCGGCGCTAAGTGGTCCTCTACTAGATGCAGTTGTAGTGTCATTTGAATATGTTATTCTATCTACACTAGACCTAGTAGGGGGTTTGCCACCATTAAACCAACCGTAAGTGCTGTTGCCTGTTGCACCTGTCCCGCCCATAGCTTTTGCTAAACTTAATGGTCCTCTAGATGTAGCCGTTGCCGTATCTGTTGCATATGTAATACGATTAATCTTAGATGATACTCCTCCAGAGTAGCCGCCGCCAAACCATCCATCAGTAAGTGTACCTACACCTGCACCTTCAAACACAGAATATGCCAACGGTCCTCTTACACTTGCAGTTGCAGTATCTGTTGCAAAAGTTATACGCTGTACAGTTGAATATCCCGGAGTTCCGCCTGCAATCCAGCCTGCTGTTGGAGTTGGTGGAGGTGCCAACGTAGCTGTAAACCCACCACCACTAAATGTAAATGCTCCACTAAATGTTACTGACATATTTTTATTCCTATCTCATTATTTATCAGATGATTCTTTACTGGCCAACATCTTTAACAACTCATTGCGGTCTAATGCTTTACCCTCACCAACTGGTGTATTCTCTATCTCTTCGGCTTTGCCAGCTAACTTCTGGTCTAAACTGGCTTTCTTAAGCTGTAAATCAATCATCTTTAACTTCTTATTCAATTTAGCAGTCTTTGCTGTAATAGCATGACCCAACATGTTACTAGCAACACTAAAAATCTCACTACTAAATCTACTATCAACTTGCATACCTAAATCACTTAAATCTTTAAAACTATCTACTGCCATTTGTGCTAATTCATCTAACTCATTATCACTAGCATCTAAACCACGTACTTGTGGCAATGCATTATCAATCTTCTCTAAAGCACTTAGTGCATCGTTTGTTATTTCACGTGCATTTTCTGGTATAGGAATATGCAAGCTGTCAATCTCATCTTGTGGTAACTCAAACAATTCGGTTAATTTTTTCGTCATACAAGTATTTAGTTACTTGCTTCTACCATTATAGAAAAGGTCATTTTCATTAATTACTCTAAAAGTTAAACCATTTTGAGAACACCAGGCTCTTGCGGATGCCCATTTAGCGTGGTTAACTGCCACAATAGCTTGGTCTCTAGCACTAGCTGTTCTGTTTTCAATTAGTGATTGTTTTTTTGGTTTTATTTCAACAAGTTCAGCTATTTGTTTTTTATACTTATTTTCATATAAAACTAAAAAATCCGGAACATATGTGCTAGCTTTTCCGGTTAAGGGATTTCTATATGGAATTCTAACCGATTCACTTGCCCATTGAATTATGCTTGAATTAGAATCTAGGAACATCATAAATGTCAGTTCCCAACCACTACGATATCGTGGGATATGTTTACCTACATATTTTTGAGCATTCTTTGGGGTGAATAAACCTTGAGCATACTTTGCCATGATTATTGCACGATATTACGTGCTACAGGTTGATTTGATTGTGGTATTGTACTAACACCATACAAACTAGTTTTAGATTTAAAACTGTTTAGATAGTATGATATAACTTGATTCATTTGCAATTTATTAGTACCTTGAATTTGTCCTAACAAATCTAATACAGGTATACCTGTTTCTTGTGATATTCTGAATAGGAATGCAGTAAAATTACCAGCTATGGCTTTAGTAGCACATACTGTTTTAAAGTAACCATTAACAATATCAAATTCATTACCATTTACTATCATGTTAAATGAGTAGAAATCGTCAAATATTTTAACGGTTAAATCAGTTGATGTACGGTCGTCTATAATTCTTGCCATGATATATTATTAATTTATAGGAGGAGGAGTTACGTTTCTACCATTTGCTTGCTGTTTTTGATTTGGAGTAGAACCATATATTAAAGTATTAAATAACACATTTCTACCGGTATTGTTTATAGGATTCATAATCGCATTAGTAATACCTGTTGTTATTTCACTCTTAATTGCTTGTTTTAGATTGGTATTTTTAAGAGTATTATAAGTAGCACCAGCTTTTTGTATAGCACCTAAAATATTTGGTTGTTCGCCAGACAAATCGTTAATAACTCCGCCAACTCCATCTACTAAACCACCTTGACCTAAAATACTTGCTTGACTACCCGGACGTGTAATAGGACTAGGTACTCTATCGTAATGGTCAGCAAGACCGAATCCAGCAACTATGTCACTTGGCTTTGTGCCATCTATTGCACCTTGAAAATACTTAACAGTTTCATAATCCAATGTCATTACATTTTCCATTGTACCGTTGCCTTCAGCATAGTTATAAGTATCATGTGCAAATCTATTGATAATAGGATTAATCAATGTATATGCTACATAGTTATGTTGATTGAATCCAAATATAGTGACATTTTTAAAGAATGGTATTTTAGTTTGACCAGTACCAACTTCAGTATATCCATTAACAGTTGTAGGTGTTTCTCCTACATAGCCCCAATTAGTATCACCCGTAATAGATTGTGAGTAAATGTTTCTTGAATTATAGTTTGCATTATTAGGACTATTAGTACTACCAGTACCTGTTTGTTGTGCTTGTCTTCCTGATACCGATGCTACTGGAATACTTGCATCTTTATAATAATATGTATAGTAATTATACCACATATTACGTATTAAATTGCCATTGTCATCATGGAAATTAATATCTATGGGGTCGTATTTTATTTTTGTTTGAACAATACGTTTACGATTGTATTGATTCATTATATGTGTATCAAAACTATAGCTTGGCAGTTTCACAGATTTAACTGCTAAACCAAAGTTTGCACCTTGTGGCAAACCTACTGCATATGCAGTTTGATTGATTTCAAAATACACATGGAATAGGAATTTAAACTTAGGTGCATATTGATATGCATTGGGTCTGAATGTCTTACTAGCATGTGTGTAATCACGAAGGTAATCGTTGCCGAAGAATCCTCCGGCAACGTCTTCTGCAAAGTTTTGAAAGAACCCAGACATTTAATATTTAAAAAAA